AAAATATTTATCGTACATTGAGGATTGGAATTGACTCTGCTGACCATATTGCTATTCCAATTCAAGGAACAATTATTGGTCGATCAGACAAAGCCGGACCGCAAGGAAAAGGTTTTGGTGATGAAAATGATCCATCGTATACTCTTGATACAATTTCACAGCATGGAGTTATGACACCTGATTTATTGCTCAGAAGATTAACCCCGCTTGAATGTGAAAGACTTATGGGGTTTCCAGATGAACATACAAAATATTATCAGGATGGGAAAGTTGTGGCGGATACCAACAGGTACAAGATGTGTGGTAATGCTGTGGCAAGTCCAGTTGCCGAATGGATTGGGAGGAAAATCTATGAAATTTAGATTTTTTTGTGATAAATTAATTGGATGGATGGCATTTGGCATCACAATTAACTGGGATGATGGTGTATACTTTGGAGTGTACATTGCGAAATGGCTCATTGGGTTACAATCATACAAAGAAAAGAAAGCAGTAATAATGGCGGAAGATCTTATTAAATATAACTACGGAAGAAAGGGATCCGATGCCAGACATTTTAATAAATAAAGAAATTCTTGCTTCCCATATGGGGGACAAAGCTGGTGAATTTATTGAATGCCTTCGTATAGTTGAAGATATTATCCAAAATCCAGATCATTATGTTGGCTTACAGGCTATTAAATATGCAAACATTCTGGCTGCATACCGGACAATGATGATTGTTAAATCTCAAATGTTTAAAAGAAAGTCAACAATGATGTCTGAGCAAGACAAATTTGTAAATGACATCTGGAAAACCATGTATGAAGCTCTATCCGAAAACATTAACGCGCTAAAACTGGCCGCTAAAGGAGGCTATAACCAATGAAATCATTAAAGAAATTAAAAGAAAAGAAAGAGCCTTTGACAAAAGATGTTAAGGTTGAAATACGAAAGACGATTACTGAGGGGATTGATGAGTTCCTTGCCAAGAGAAATGTACCAGTTTATAAACAAGTAAGTGGTTTTCATCCAAGCTACACAAACCAATGTGCAAGATATTGGTACTATTTGTTTAATGGTGTTGAAGTAACATCTTCATTTAATCCTCAAACATATAGGATTTTTGATAACGGGCATGCAGTTCACGATAGATTATATAGCTATTTTAGAGACATGGGTATCTTGGTTGATGAAGAAATTCCAGTAAGTCATGATTCTCCGCCAATTGAAGGCACAGCAGATGGTATCATTGATTGGTATGGACATAAGCTTATTGAATTAAAATCAATTAGTTCAGAAGGCTTCCACTACAGACAGCTTTACAATAAACCAAAGGATGAGCACTACAGGCAAGCACAGATTTATATGCGCTGCTTGAATCTTGACTCTGGTTATGTTATTTACGAAAATAAAAATAATCAAGAGATACTACCAATTTACATTGAAAAAGACGATAAATTTATAAACAAATTGTTTGAAAAATATACTAAAATTTATAATAATTATCTGAATAATCAGATACCCGAGCGCCCTTATAAAAGAACTTCACAACACTGTAGTTCTTGCGATTTGGCTGCTTTATGTTGGTCGGAGAATGTACAAGAAGGAAAAGAAGAAATGTTCTAACCCTGAATGCAATAAGGTATTTTTAGCTAAAGTCTATAATGCTATATATTGCTCACCAGAGTGTAGACGAATTGTAACCAATAAAAATCTTCTTGCTAATTACTATGAAAAGAAGAACAATAAGAATAAGAAAAGAGTCTGCAAGACAGACGGATGCGGTACAATACTATCTAAGTACAATAAGGAAAAAATTTGTGAAAGTTGCAAGCGAGAAAGATTTGTTAAGCGCCTTATGTCTTGGGGCTGGTCTGAAGAGCAGGCTAGAGGGGATCAGATGTGAGTATCTCCAAACTAGTTTCCTCAGTAAAAAATACAAGGGTGATTGCAATAGATCCGGCATCTCATTCGCTTGCTTGGGTTGTTTATGATATTGAATCATCAAAGATTAAAATTTTTGCCTGCGGTAAAATAAATTATAAAGAATACAAAGGTGCGTCGGCAAAATTTTCTGTTATTGATGTTGAACTTAAAAAAGTATACAAGGAATACAAGCCAAAATTAGCAATAATCGAGCAATCAATTTATATTCAAAATTTTGAAACAAGTAGAATAATTTCTTATATTATTGGGTATTCTTGGGGAGTTTTAAATAATTACGGCTGTAGCGTAACTGATGTCAATCCACTTGTTTGGAAATCTGGGATTGGCTATAAAAATTTGAATAAAAAAGAGCAACAGATCATATCTGAGAATGGAGAAAAGGGATCTCTTGCTGTAAAATTAAAAAAAGAAAGGAAGCGCAGAGTGCAGGAGATTGTCAAAAATTACTTCAATAATCTACCAGAATATTTAGATGATGATGATATTATAGATGCAGCAGGTATCGGTTTGTGGTATTGTAATCAAATTGTAGAGGGTTCAAATGGCAAATGAGATATATAAAGACAAGGGCTTCTTGTACGATATGTATGTCAAACGTAGAATGAACCTTACTGATATTTGCAAGCACCTAGAGCAGTCTTATAATGTTAAAGTCACACCGCAGGCAGTTTATAACTGGGTGAAAAAATACGATCTTCTTAAGTTTAGAGGAAAGGGAAGAAATCTTGCTAACACTAGCATGCGAAGACCAAAATCCCCGGCTCAAGAGGAAGCTAATAGGCGTAAAAGAGAAATGCAGCAAAGAACTAAACAAAAAAGAAAGGAAGTCAGAGGGAGATGAGAAGAAGCGTAAGTGTAAAGGACATATCAAGTTTTGCAAAACTTGATATGATTTACAATCAAATTAGAGTTATTGAATCAAAACAAAATGCAACACAGTATAAGTGTTTGGGATCTGGCAATTGCTGTCGGATTGGCTTAAATATTCATATGGCTGAATGTGCAAATATTGCATTTAATATTAGACAGCAATACTATTTGTACCTTGAAGATAAGGGTCTTGAATATGCAGATAAATGGATTGATGATGTTGTAAACGATCTTAAAGAAGCAATGTATGATGAAGACTGGGAAATTGGCGGGGAAACAAAACGACATTGTGCATTCTACAAAGGCGGTTGCAGTATTTATAGATATAGACCGATGGTGTGTAGAACATTTGGCACAGTTACTTATGTCGATGATTATTGCCCTAGAATTAGAAATGCTACAGGGAATATTGACTATTTTAGTGGCGATGGAGTTAAAAGAGTAATCATATCTTTTCAAGAGTTTCTAAAAGAATATACATCTGATAAAGATGAAGGATATGATATGGTCGTCTATATGCCACTAGGGGTATTAAGTTTTCTCCTTACAGCAGATGAGCTTATTGAGCTAGAAAAAACAACCGATAAAAAATTCTGGAAAGCAGTCCAGGGTTGGTTTAATTATAGGGTTGGGTATACAAAGCTTCACGGATATGATTATGACAAGCTTAATTCAGAAGCAAAAGCTGTTGGAGTAGAGTTAAGATTCCCTAAAGAATAATGATTCGTTGGACTGAAAACCCTTCCGCTTCGGGTTCCGAAGGTTATGGATACGCTGCAAGATCAATAATTAATGGTTTGAAAAAACACAAAATTGAAGTTAACGATTTTTCAAATACTCCACCAGATGACTATCGTGATTTAATCAGGCTTGGAATTTCCTATACAAACAAAACGCCCTGCAATGAATTAATTAGAATAAACCACTGCCTTCCAGAGATCTACTCAGTAGGATCAAAATATTCAATAGGTTTTTCATATTGGGAAACCAATAGATTGCCGGGTTATTGGATACCAGAAATGAATGTAATGGATGAAATTTGGACAGTTTCTAAATGGGCTAAAGATGTATTTATTGAATCTGGAGTTAAAAAGCCCGTCTATGATTTTAAGCTTGGCGTTGATAAGAATTTATACTTTCCGCCAAAAGAACCCCGCAGATCCCATAACGATAGGTTTAGATTTCTTAGCATAGGCTCTCCATCAAGCCGTAAAAACTCTCAGATGGCCGTAGACGCATTTTTAAAGGTGTTTGGTCGGAGTGATGAGTGTGTGCTTATCTATAAATCAATGGGAGCACCGGATGCCAGATTATACAAAGGAACTGATCATCAAAGAAAGCTGCATGGTGCTAGAAATATAAATGTTATAGATTACGAGCTAAGCCACGAAGAATTGGCAAAATTATACGATAGCGCCGATTGTGTGTTGTATCCAACAAGTGGAGAGGGCTGGGGTATTTTACCAATGAAAGCAATTGCAAAAGGTATTCCTACAATATGCACAAACGCCACAGCCTGCACTGAGTATGCAGAATTGTCTATGCCCCTTAATTATAGATGGGGTACTGACAATATGCATGGCATATATAGTGGTTGTGGTACATGGGCAATCCCAGATTTCGACGATTTATGTGATAAAATGTTATATGTATTTAATCACTATGAAGAGATCTCATCAAAGACTCTAAAAGGTGCTAGGTGGATAAACAAAAATCTTAGTTGGACTAGTGCAACTAAACCCATGGCGGATAGATTATGTCAGATATTGAACCATATGTAAAACCAGATATTGAGCCTGAATCAAGGACTATTCTTGATGACTTAGCTGATATTGAACAGGCCGGATTGCTTCATGTAAAGGGCTACTCAATTCACGAAGTTAGTTCCTTGATGTCGGTAACCGCAGACAAGGCAAAGGGTATGATTGCTGAGTATAGAAAAATCCTTAACCGGCAAGCTGAATCCGATCCTTATTTTCTGGAAAAGATTCAATTCAATACAATTAAAGCATTGCAAGAATTTGATCAATTAAGCAAAGAAGCTTGGGAAACAATAAATATTGCTACTGACCATGGAATGGTCCCAGCAAGAATCCAAGCCATTAAATTAGCGGCAGAAGTTGCAACTAAGAAAGCTCAGCTTCACAAGCTGATGGGTGGAAATCAAACAGATGGTCAATATATTGCAAGAATGCAAAAAGCTGAAAATGTCAATCAAATCCTGTCAAAAATTTTAAGAGATGTTATTTCTAAACATCCTAACATCGCTGAAGAGGTTCGGAGAGAATTAGAAATTGCTTTTGAAATCATGAATGACGGAGTTGAATAAAGAGGCGGATATTTCCTCACATAAAGAGACGGAAAAACTTTCACATAAAGGTGTAAATTCAATATGTTTTTCTTATCTTTCCTTATTGTATTCTTACATCCGCGTAAGAATACAGATGTGTAAGATTACGAATTCTTGTAAGATTACTGAGCTGTAATATTGGCGGCGTGTAAGATTTCATATTGGATAGTGTATACTATTAAGGGTGACAAATGAGTGACTTTATTGGATTAAATTTAGATTTTAATGACTTTGATCGACTACTTAGGCAAGACGATTTGGTTGAAACTCCTGTCCCGATTCAAGTATTTGTGCAGGATAAAAAATATTTAGGCTTACCACCATTATCTCCAATACAAGAAGAGATCGTTAAACATAGTACTCAAATACTTAAAGAAAAGACTTTGATATCTATATACGGTGACAAAGAAGGGCGAGAGTATTATCAGAAATATACTGATAACGAAGTTATATGTATGTTAGGCAAAGGATCTGGCAAAGATCATTGTTCAAGAATATCAATCGCTTATACAGCGTACCTACTCCATTGTTTAAGGGACCCGCTAAATTATTTTGGTAAAGCACACGGAGTATATATAGATCTTCTAAACCTCGCCGTAAACGCGCAGCAAGCGCAAAGAGTATTCTTTGAGCCTTTGAAAAACTTATTGTTGGCATCTCCGTATTTCAATGAAGTTGGATTTGAGCCAAGAGTTTCAGAAATATTTTTCTTTTCAAGACCAGTAAGATGTTTCTCAGGTCACTCTGAAAGTGAAGGTTGGGAAGGTTATGAAGTTTTGACTGTGGTTTTGGATGAAATTGCAGCTTTTAAAACTGATGCTGAATTAAAAGGCGAAACGAGATCAAAAGGGTCCGCTTCTGCAATTTATAATATGAGTAAGCTATCTGTTATGTCGCGCTTCCCAGAAGTCGGTAAAGTTATTCTTCTTTCATTCCCCCGGTATAAGGGTGATTTTATTGAGCAAAGATTTTATGGAGCTAGGGAAAAGAAAGAGCCTAAAACATGGTTCATCAAAGCTGCTACTTGGGAAGTAAACCCAACAATTAAAAGAGAACAATTAGAATCTGAATATATTAGAAATCCGGTTGAAGCAGCGGCTCGATTTGAATGTAATCCTCCAAATATGGAAGACGCTTACTTTAGAGATCCTGAATTGGTTAGAAAAGCTTTTATGTATGGTGAAGACCCAATTAATGAAGATGGCACATTTAAGAAATGGTTTAACAATACAGATCAGCATGTTCGTTTTATTCATGTTGACTTAGCGCTTAAAAGAGACCGCGCGGCATTAAGCTTAGTGCATTCTCCTGGATTAAGAGAAGTAAAAACATTAAATGGCACTGAAAAGCTTCCGGTAATAAATGTAGATCTTGTTTATTCTTGGGAGGCCGGTATTAATGAAGAAATTAATTTCTCAAGCATCAGACAAATGATTATTGATCTGTGTAGAAAATTTGATGTTGCTAAAGTTACATTTGACCGTTGGCAATCAATTGAGATGATTCAAAGCTTGCGATCTCTTGCAATTAATGCTGATTTTCATAGCGTAAAGAAAACAGATTATGATACATTAACATCTGCTATTTATGATGGCCGTTTGCGTGGATATTGGAATGAATTATTGGTTGAAGAAGAGCTTTTAAAATTGCGTTTGTTTTCAAATAATAAAATTGATCACCCAACAAAAGGCTCAAAAGATTTAGCAGATGCTATCGCCGGGGCTGTGTTTACCTGTGTAGAAAATATTTCAGTCAGTAGTGAAATTGAAATTGAATTATTGCAACCAGATAAATGGTATGAGATAAATGAAGAAATGCCTGATTTTGGTACTGTATCAGTGTATAATGGTGGAACTGGAAAATTTGAACAAGGATTTTCTGAAAAGAAATCGGAGGCTAATAAATGGCTGGAAACCCTTTAGAAGGTGTCACGGCAACAGCTGAAGAAATTGCCGTGGTTTTGTCTGGAGAATTACAGAAAGCTTTTCTTCAAATTACTGCACTGCGAATTGAGAATGAGAAGTTGAAGGAAAAGATCAAGGAATTTGCAGCGCAACAGTCAATCATCAATAACCAAGCTTAGATCGGTTATTAAAAAAATTTTTTGTTTCTCACACATTAGATATTTCCCTGTGCTACTGTTCTACTCGCTGGCAACCGTCAGCATCACATAAGTAAACAAGTCAGAATACGGAGAAAATAAAATGGCACTAAAAATGAACAAAGTAGATAGTTTCCCAGAAATTAGTAGGGCTGGCAGACAGTCTGAAGATTTGCAGGCAATTATCAATGCACTACATGAATCGGTTAATACTGGACAAAAGTTTAGCCTTTTTGTTGAGCCTGGTAATCCATATAACTCAATGCAACAGCGTATTCGTGCGCAGGCAAAAAAGTTTGGATATAAGATTATCATTCGCTATGACTCGGCTAAAAAGGAACTTTTCTTCAAGGCTAATCGTGGTGGTAATGCAACAGTTCAGGCTAATGAAGTTAGCTCGGTTAAGAACAAGAATACGACTACCGTAAAGTCTAAGTAATAAATCAATAAAAAAATAAATAAGTTTTTTTGAGTGGGGCGAAAGCCCCACTTTTTTTTGCTATACTGTTAATATGTTAACTACTGAAAAACAAAATATTGAAATATCGCCGGAGCAAATTGCTAAGTGGGCTCCAATGATTGCACTTCCTTGTTATGATCGACAATTGACTGAACCATTTACTTTGTCCCTTGTTCAAGCTGCTATGTATTTTAAACAAATTGGATTGCGTTTTGGAATTGGCACAATTAGTGATTCTCTAATTTCCAGGGCTAGAAACAGCATTGTTGCTAAGTTTATGGCCGCCGAACAGTTCACGCATTTACTATTTATTGATGTTGATTTAAAGTTCAACCATAATGATATATTGAAGATGCTCTGGCACGATAAGGATATTATTACAGGTTCTTATCCGATCAAAGATATTAATTGGAAAAAAGTTCACAAACTTGCTCAGGAAGGTGTTGAGCCAGATAAATTAGCGGCAAAAGCTACACGATTTGTTGTCAATCCGGTAACTGTTGGACAAGATAAAATTGAAACTGATAATGGTGCTATTGCTGTTCATGATGCAGGTACAGGATTTATGTTAATTAAAAGAGAAGTGTTTACAAAGATGTTTGAGGCTTACCCAGAATTACAATTTAAAGATGATACAGGAGGTTTAAAAGGTGATGAGTTGAAACACACTTATGCTCTCTTTAATTCTTATGTAGACGAAAATAAACGCTTTCTGAGTGAAGACTACGGTTTTTGTCGATATTGGCAAAAGATTGGTGGAAAGATTTGGGTTGATCCGGCGATTGAGCTTAGTCATTTAGGTCGTTTTACATATCAAGGTAATATGATAGATTACCTAATGGAAATTTCCAAAAACAATTCCTAAATTGGGATTTTCATAAAGCCCCTGGGGTGCTTAAAAAAATATACTAAAATTTTGATAAAACTTAGGATAAACGCCAGCGGTAATATTACATGGTCGTAATATTACATGGGGGCGTGTCAGTTTTTAGCTAATTCATTATATTGACTGGATCGACAAGCCGATCATTAAATATAAGCTCATCTTGGAGATTATGCCGGGATCTTAATTAATAGATAAATTGAGCATCTGTCTGATCTTATCCCCGATCCAAAAGAAATCTCAGAAATCTTTATTTTGAGGTTTTTTTCGACACGTTCCCCTGATAGTATGGTTACACAAATGACGAGCCATTATCTACGCAATAGTTTATTCATTGTGTACGGTATTGGGTCGTCGTTTGTATTGTGTAAAAAATCAGATACGAGAAAGGGATAGGTTATGGATTTGTCTATTTTTGACGCTCTTGTTGGGCTATCTATCAAAGATAACAAAACTGACTACGGCAAAGTAATGAAATTTGTCACGGTTGATCAAAATGGTAAAGCAACTGTTTATGCCGTTCTTACATCTATTGCTGAGAGTGGTAAAAATAAAGCCATTACGCTCAAGTTTTTGTCTGAGTTATTGGCTTCACAAAAGATTTTCCTTCGTCGCAAAGATGACGGTAAGTTTTTTGTTGTTGCCTATCCAGAAGGTTACAAATACGCTAAGCGTGTGTTTTCAGGTAGGCGAGTTCATAAGTATTCTGTTTGTGGTATTGGTAGTATCAATAATAACGCAATGATTGGAGATGAGCGTATTGATATTACAAAACACGTCTCATCTAATGAAAGTACCAAAGTAAGTATCAAAAATATTCAAGAAAGGACAAACTAATGAGAAACGACACAAATGAGGTAATTCAATTTGCTGTAAAAGTATTTCGTTTTGATCATACATATTATTATTCAGATGATTATGGTGTATGGCGAAATGGAGAAGCGATAAAGAAAAGCCTTTGTGAAGAGGCTAAATCTATGAATTTGTCAGTTGGTGACAAAATGCTTATGATTGAAGTATTCAAAACACTTTGGAATGACAATAGGCATTGTGAAGATAGTGATAAATGGCAATTGATTGATGCTAATCATATTCAATGGCCTTATAAAGCAAGTATGTATGGCATTATTGGAATGACTGAACAAGATTATTTGTTTATTCCGGTCGATAATAAATAGTTACAAGAAAGGTAACAACAATGGAAAACAGTGAAATGCGAGACAATGTTCTACAAAATGATGTTTCATCAGCAGATGATTTGGATATGGTCATTGTTGATGAAAGTGAACTAGAATTCCCACGTCAAAAGAAAAAGAAAATCAAACCGTATTTTGATGGTGGTACATATTTGACAAATTATCCACATCACCGTGATGGTTGGACAAAAGTTGATTGGGATTTTTATGCTTCACTTGTGCGTATCAAAGTGCGTCGAGTAAACAAAAAAGGTCTGGTAGCAGTATTGGATGACATTATTGAATTCCGTATGCTTCCAACTAATGAAGCAAATATTCTTTGCCAATGGCTATTTGATAACGATTTCACATTCGTTGTCTATGAAGGTGACGAAATCAGAAAGAAGGAAAATGGACAATCTAATTAAGAATCAGCTATTGAATGAGTTAGAAAATCTAACTCGTCAAATGGATGTGCCTATTCATCGGCAAAAAGATCCAGGTTGGTTATTGAGAAATGCCGGGATAAATAATCCTGGTCACAAAAACCTTGAGAAAATTATCAAGATTTGTAAATTACTTCGGAAAGAAGATAATGATGTTTAAAAAAGGTGATTTAGTTAGATGGTATCCAGAATATGATAACTGGATAGATTATGAATTGGCATACTTTGATAGTTATGCCAAAGAAGACCCAGATAGTTGTTATATTTATGAAGTAAATAACACGTTAACTGGTTGGTATACAGATGTTAATCAGGTTAAAAAATCCACATCAAAAGATGTTGATTTATTCCTGATGAACATCTTTACAATAAGGGATGAAGAAAACTAAAAGCAGAATACTGAAAGGGCAAAAATGGCTATTTGTATTTATTGTGAACAAGAGTTTTCAGATGAGCGAAAAGAAGCCGGATACGATTACTGTATGGCTCACGATTGCCATTTGAAAGGGCTTGATATAAAGCATCGAGAGTTTATTAAAGAATACACAGTTGCTCTACTTCACAAATCCAATTATTTTTGGGTTAAGAAAGATCAACTACAAACACTAAATACAAGAAGTGACCTATTACAAGAAAGAGAAAATTTGTAATGAGAAACAATCAGCCAACAAATTGCATTATTTGTGACCGTGAAGTGAAGTATCTATGGCCGGATTTGGAAAAAACAACAAATCTGGAAAATGCTTCAGATATCATTGTCCAAAGCGATTATGGTAGCAATTTTGATTTAGATCAATTTGAAGCAACGATTTGCGATAACTGCTTGAAACAAGCAATTGAATCGCAAAAAGTTCGCTATGTAAAAACGCTGCAATTTAAATCCGAATAACAACAAAGAAAGGTAAACCAATGAATAATCAAAGAAGAAATTGGCAATACGCAACAACAAAAGAAGTATTGGGTATTCACGAAGTGATTGAGCCATACGATTGGAAATTGGATTTGGAAATGAATGAAGATTTCCAAAAGTGGCAAGAGGAGATAAGCAAAAAATGAAAACTAATCTACTAACGGATTTTGATGTATTTTGCTACATTAGAAATCATCTTGAAACACAAAATGCAAAATCACAATTAGCAGAAGAAAAACTTGATGTAAATGAAATATCAAACATTTTCTGTGCTTATAGAAGTCCTGATGGATTATCTTGTGCTATTGGTTGTCTTATTGAAGACAAACATTATTCAGCTGGATTAGAAAAAAATGATGTTTACGATATGTCAGTTAGAGCAGCAATTGTAAAATCAATTCCAAATTGGGAATTAAATGAAGAATTATTGGCTGATCTTCAACATATTCATGATGTTGTTAGTGTTGAAAAATGGAAAAATCATTTAGCAATACTTAGCAATAATTTTAATTCAGTAGGTTCATATCTTAGAAACGGAGAAGAAGAATAATGAAAGATTATATGGAAATTGGACCTTCACCTTGTAGTGAAAATTGTGCTCAAGTTGGAGATGAGGGTTTTCGTCAAAGAGCAAATAATGAAATGGATGCCTACATTAATCAACTTAACCGTATGTTTGGAGAATTGATTAAAGATAATCGATCCATTTATTTTAGCAAGAAATGGTTTCCTCACGATTTTGGAACTTATGGAGAAGTTGTAATCAATTTTGATGATGAAACAGATTATGATGTGATTTATGAAATTGAAAGAAATCTCCCGGAATATTGGGATGATGAAGCAAAAAAACAACTAGATCTATTGCCAAAAGGCATAGAATAACAAAGGAAAAAACATGACAAAGAAAACAATTGATCAAGATACTTTCAAAGATATTTCTTTTAAAGTGTTCAATGATAGCGTACCACTACGCGGTAACAAAAACAAAGCACAACTCCTTGGAGTTAAGCTGAATGAAAATGGACAAATTACTTGTGATATTATTAGAGAGAATTCAGATATTTATGAACTGCTTTCAAAAACCCAAGCAAATGAAATCATGATGTCAAAACTTGGTCAATACGATTTGATTAGTGTTTCGACTGGTGGTTGGGCTGCGCCTGTCAATAATGATGAAGGTGACGAAATTGCTCCATCTCAACATCCACAAAGAAAGCGTGTTTTGGTTTCTATTATGGGTTACACAGTAAATCAGGTATCAAGCGTCATATCATTTGATGGTGAAGATGAAGAACAAGTATATGATTACAACAAAGGTCAAGGAGCACTTCGTGAAGCATTTGACGAATTGCTTACTGGATTGAATTGGGTGTAATTAATGTTTTCATATTCTGAAAACCTTCTACAATGCGCAGAAGATGGATTAAAAAAACCATCTGATTTTGGGTATTGGGGGCCTAAGGATATGTTTGAGACTTGGGGTTTTTGTGGTATTGATAAAAGCCAAGCTTCTAATATTTTAGAAGAAAGTAACTTTGAAACAATATCACAAAAACTCATGTCTGAATTCCCTAACGATTTCAGAATTGAAACATATCGACATTGGGCTGTTGGTCAAGTAACAAGATTAATTTGCCGTATCCTTCACCGTAAAGGTGAAATTGAAGATAAAAATATAACTGAAGCTTTCAAAAAGGCTATGGAATGGCAAGACCAATTGACAAACTATCCTGTTGCTGATGATAGCGATTATTCCGATAGATTATATCAACAAAATATTGATGATATTCCTCAATTACAAGTAGCAAAATTTGCTGATCAAACTGTCAATAATTGGGCTGAGAATATTGTCAATGAACTTCACAATATTGGTGAATATTGGGATGAAGATAATTATCCATCAGACGATATGGTTATGCGAGCAATTTATAATTTGCAAATATGGAATAAGGAATATCCAACAGAATGGTTTGAATTTGCCGATAAGTACGGCTTAGAAAGACCACCATTTGATTTGGAATCAATTTCAAGATGGAATAAAAATCAACTATCACTATTTGGAGGTGAAAATGACCAGGGTTAGAATTAACAAAAATGTAGACGATCCAATTATTGGAAAGGTTAAGTTTGATTATAATGATCAAAAAGAAACCGGTAGTTTAGAAATACATTTTAAATCTGGAATAATCTGTAAATACAAAGATGTTTCTAAAAAAAGCGTAGATACTCTTTTTCAAGAAGATGTATTTATTGCTCATCAATACAATAAATATATACACTCATGTTATCCAATGAATAGTCGAGTTAAAACAGATAAGTATTTTGAAATAATTAAAGTTGAAAGGAAGAAGCAATATTTAGCAAAAAATAATGCAGCAAGAAGAGTAAGAAAACAAAAAGCAAGAGAAACCAAACAAAAGGAGCTAACAAATGCCTAACCATTGCCTAAATCAATTTACTGTAAGAGGCAGTAAAGACGATGTAATTAATTTCATCGTATCTTGTGTAAATCCAAAACACGGTGAAGAACCATTGAGTGAAAACCAAATTAAATATGCAATTATTCAAGGAGGATACAATGATGATTCAAAATATGTCTTTGAAAACTTTTGTTTGTTTAGAAAACTAACGCCAATGCCAGAAGATTTGCGTGAAGACAAAGCTTTTGGTGCTGAAAAAGATCAGGCGTTGATTGATAAATATGGTGCTGACAATTGGTACGACTGGGCAAATAATGTTTGGGGTACTAAATGGGGTTGTTATGATGTTTCATTTGATCCTATTTATAAAATTGATAGTGGTGAATATGAAATGCAAATTAACTATAGCACTGCTTGGTCTCCAGGTGATGATTTTCTTATGAAAAATCTAGCAGTTAAAGATTATAAAAATCTCACATTTCATCTTTATTATGAAGAGCCTGGAATGGGTTTTCATGGATTTTTCTTTATCAAAGATGGTTCATTAGTAGAAAGTGGTTGTGAAACTCTAAATGAATTTCCAACATCAATGAGTGACGCATTGGATAGGTATTAATATGGGACTTGACAATATTCCACGCTCTTATCCTTGCGAAAAGGAAAATACCGGCATTATGGCTAATGATGGCCGAATTGATTGTGATGCAACAATAAAAGCTAATCAATGTCCGTATAAGCGAGAAGCTGAATCTTCAGTTTTACTAAAGGAATCAGGTGCTGAACCTACTTACGGTATGTTTGGAGTTCCTTGTTGGTATCGCGGAAAATATGGCAATATGCTTTTATCATTGCTTGAAAATGGAGATTTAGATGCGTATGCAAATACGCAATACTCATTTTATGGAAATGGAGGTGATGACGGAGAAGAAGGATTATCTATAGAATACTGCAAAGATATGTCGCAGTTTATGAAAAATCATACTGAGGAGTTTGCGAATAGAGCTTATGTAAACAGTCCAGATGAAGCAGAAAATTTAATTAAAGATTGGGTTTATGCTTCTTGGTGGTTAGATTTTGTAGCAGAATACGCAGACGGTTCAGCCATTTGGTACTAACAGAAAAAAGGATGAGATGTTTAACAAAGATGATTTTGATAATATTGATAAGATAAATGAAGATACAGTACCAGATGGTGTTGTTGATGCTAGTGATTATGCTTTAATATTGAGACAAACAAGTGAATATCTAAAGGAAACTGATTATGAATCTTCCGATAGTAAAATGGTAGCAATGATGAATGTGATAAACCTAATGCATGAAGATGAAGAAAATCTAAATGATGAAAAGGTTTATGGTGTTGGTATTGCTCTTATGTATCATATTCAAACCATACTAGGTGGTATGGTCAATGAAGACAAAGAGGAATATTTTAGACATTTGGAAACAGAAGTGTTGCCAATGTTTGAAATTGAATCTCAAATGCTGCCATATTATGAAGATCAACAAGAAAATGGAGATGAAGATAGTGACTGATTATCAGGAAATGTTTATCAATATGAGTGAATCTTGGAGACAAGATTCTATGTGCAGTAAAACTAAATCTATTGATTGGTTTTCTGAAGATAAAGAACAGATACAAATGGCAAAAGAAGCTTGTAGAAAATGTACTGTTGCTGATAAATGTTTAGAATTCGCTGTGCGGAATAAGGAAAGATTTGGCATATGGGGAGGATTTACAACAAGAGAAAGGAATAAACTTGTAAGAAGTGTAACCGTTCTAACAAAGGAGGAAGCCAAAAGTTTGGTGATCAAATATGGAAACCAAGTACTGTCTCAGACTAGTTAAAGAGACATATATTGATGCTCAAAGTCTTGATGAAGCAAATCAAATTGCCGAAATGATGGCTTTGAGAGAAAACAATCAAAAAATGTTTGGAAATCTAGTTACTGTTTATACCGAAGTAGAACAATTATCAACCGTATAGGAGATAAAATGAAAAAAAGCAATCAATCCACAAAGTCAATTCAAAATGGAGGTAAGAAAATGAAAACCACTAAAAAGGTTAAGAAAACTGCTGACTCTGATACTGTAAAAGTATCTGAAGTTAAAAAAGTTATTACTGCGCCTTTTGCTACAAAAAATGAAGCGCCCGGTGCTAACTTTGATGTTGGACATATCTCAAAGATGTCGTCACTAATTAAGGTTTCAGATATGTTTGTTGATTACAGTTATCAGCGTGTTCCGCTCAAGAAAAAGATTAACAGAATTGTTAAAAACTTTGACCCCGATTTGCTTGGCGTTATTACCTGCTCAATGCGTGATGATAATAGTTTGGCAATTATTGATGGTAGTCATCGTTATCACGCATTGATTGAAAAGGGTATGAAAAATACAAATGTAAACGCATTGGTTTACTTTGGTCTTTCGCTTGAAGATGAAGCGCATATCTTTGCTCTAACAAATCAAGAACATACAAAGCCAACACCTGCGCAAATCTTTAAAGCCGGTATTATTTCTGGTGATGAGATTTCTATTGGTATCAATAGTGTTGTAGAAAAAGTTGGGGCAATGGTTGATTTTACGCCAGGACCTAATAAAATTAGAGCAGTTGCTACTTTGCGTAGAGTTTACACAAATGGTGGCGCTAATGTCCTACTCAAGACATTGGAAACGCTAAAGAAAGCGTATCCGAATAATAAGGAAATGTTCCGCGATCAAATGATTTCGGCTGTCGGTTGTATTTATAATCGATATGGCAAGAAAGTAAATCAAGAGCGTTTGACTGATACATTGGCTAAGATGGGTAATCCATCATTGGTTATTGCTCAGTCTCAAGCAATGATTAGTAGTGGTCAAACAGTTACTTTCACATCATTGCCTTACCTTATTGTTAGCCGCTATAATGTGAAATTGCGCAAGGATCGACTTACCGATTTCCCAATGAATCTGCTTCCACAACAAGTGTGGACTCAGAAAGCCTAATGGCTAAGAAAACTACTAGTGTCCCTTTCGTCAAAAAATACTATTTTGCTCTCGGTTATTCTGACCGAATTCAAAAAGTAGATTCTCCACCATCATTAGAACTAAATGATTACTATTTAGATCTACTCAATGTCAATGTCATTGAAGAATATAAAGCTGGTAGAGAGATTGCCGAAAGGGATCTAGTAAATAAAATAAGATAGGAGACATATTATGTCAGAAAAAACATGCGCAGAACGCATTAGAGAGCAATACGACAACAGAAATGAATCAGTTGCCAAAATGATTAAATATCATAACGGAACTGCTGAAGATGAAATTGATGAATTGACTGAACAATTTGTCGAGGAATTTACAAAGACAGAGAATAGAGAACCAACAGAAGATGAAATTGATAAATTCCGGGAGAATGCTTCTGATAATGAATACAATGAAGATAGTCTTATGGAGTTTCCATTGGGATTTATTATTCATAAGGTTGTCAAAATTGAATTGAGCACGGGTGGCCCTGCTGATTATCTTGAGGTATTTATTGACCCAGAGTATACAGATACTGTTGTTAGAGTTGTTTATCATTTTGCTGATTGGTTTGATCACGCTGAAATGGAAGTATCTGACAATGATCCACTTTGGGAATTTGCTGAAATTTATTGTCAAGGATTACTAGACCTTATCTAAGGAGCAAAATGGAATATTTAGAAAGAACAGAAGTAGCAGGAAATTCAATTACAACTAAACAGGAGAATAAAATGGAAACACAGCAAAGCAATGAAGTATCAATTAAAATTCCGGTGAATCAACTTATTGATTCTCTAGCAGAGAGCAATATCATTACTAATCTAATTAGTGATGCCGTTGCCGAAAACACTGAGAACAGCGTTGATGAATACTTTTCGGAAAAAGGCAGTGAATTGCTTGATAGATATGACATTATGACTAGTGACAATATTGATGAGCATATCGCTTCCTATCTCAGCGATAATTTTGATGAGTATCTTGATCAATCAGATATTGTCAATGATGTCATAAGTAGAATTGATGATCGGGATTTGGTTAATGATGGAATTGAAAATAATCTAGACCAATACAGCCCACAAAGTAGTTGCGGAATGGCTAAGAAAGCATATGAAGCAATTATTGATTCAGTTCGTTATGATTTGATGTGTCATGGTATTAATGAAAGCACTCGTGAATCTCATTATGTTCATGGAGAAGGCTTAACAATATTTAATCAATTGAAGCGTATCATTGAAGAAATTGTTGATGACAGGCTTCAAAAAGTAGAGTTGGTTAAAACCTTTGATAAGACTACAAAAGTTGAAATTGTTGACGATCTTGTTCCAAGTACAGCTTTCCCTTGTACTCATTTTAAGATTACAACTTACACTCCAGAACAGTCTGAAGCAATTAAAGCGTTTTTGTTCTCAAATAAACAAATGCGAGAATCCAGAGTTCAGTTTACAACAAAAACTAATACACAAGACAATCCGCTATAAACAATTAGAAAGAAGGGCATCGTGAAATATATCAAGATATTCAACAAATCAAACGGAGTCAATAGACTTCATTTGGAAAAGTTGGGTATGTCAACAAAAAGAAATGATCCAGATACAATTGGTCAATTTGGTTCGGGTATCAAGTATGCCCCAATCTCAGCAATTAGAATGGGTCTTGATTTTGCTTTTGTTGGCTTTGATGATAAGGGTAGTTATCAGCTTCGCTATACGGTTGTAGATGAAGATGGCATTGATGCAATTGTTTATGATTATGGCAATTATCAAAAACCATCTTCGTTTACAGTCGATGCTGGCTCTTTGAGTTGGGATTCAGAGTGGCAAATCTATCGTGAAATTGTTTCAAATGCTATGGATAATGGTAATTGGGCAAGAGCAATTGTTGATGAAATCAATAATGAAGATGGTGAATTTGCTATCTATGTAACAGCATCTCCAAATATGATGGAAATATATAATGAGCATGACAAGTATTTTTCTCGCAATAGAGAGGTTATTTATACTTGTGATAGAACGGATATTAAGTTCTTGCAAAAGTACGATAGATTAGAAAGGCTATATAACAAAGGCGTTCTTTGTCATACGGAAAATACTGAATTTAGTTCAATGTTTGATTATGATTTTCCAAATGGAGACCTAAATGAAGATAGATCATTTAAGTATGTATCAACTGAACGTATTAAAATCTGTAAAGCAATTGCCGGGGCTAAGGACAACAATCTAATCGAAGAAATTCTTGAAGAATCTTTTGATAGGAATATCTGGGAATTCAATTTTATTAGCGATATGCATTGGTCATTTACTACGCCATCTAATAATTGGAAGCGGCAATTCCACAAAATGTATGGAGATAATGCCGTTATTGTTTCTCCAGAGCAAAGCATTGTAAAAGGTCTTTCATCTTTGATTACAGCAAAAGGTAAGAAATCAAAGTATTGCACCTCAAATGGAATGTTTACTTTTCTTAGAGAATGCGGTATTCCTACATGTGAAGATTTGATTGATGAAAAGTATGAATACGATACTGATGATGATGTTTCTAAATACCCAAAACTAGTAGAAGCGATGAAAATAGCTTCTTACTTTGAGCCTGGACTACTGAATATGCAAAAACAAATTATCGTCTTTGATACAAAAGGTGATGAGCTAATGCTAGGTCTCACAGTAAATGTTGGTAAAGAAATTAATGATCGACAGATTATGATTGCTAAACATCACGCAGAGGGTTCTACTATTCGTGAATTAGTAGCAACAATAATTCATGAATATGATCACTATTCAAGTGGTATCGGTGATAGTATGTATCGTGAATTCCGTTCTCTTGCAGATAGTAGAATTTCTAAACTTATGACTTCTATGTATAAAGAGACACCTGCTTACATCCATAATGGTGCAATTAAAATTAAATTAAAAGATTTGCCTATGTTTTCGTCTGTGGATTTTATCATTCAGCCGGTTGAAAAAACAAGTTGGCATTTGGCTCGTATTGGCAAGTTAACTTTTAAACTTGACATTGGAGACGAAAAAATCTCACTAAGTGGTGTAGCAATGCCAAACAAAACTGGTGAGGAATTAGAAATCAATATCGGTCGCAACGGTACAATTAGCAGATTGGATTAATATGTCAAAATTTACCTTTTTTATGTGGTGTATTTGGGGTTTCATATTGTTGTCTATTGGATCAATTATTTTAATTCCAATTGCAATAATTGTATTGCCTCTAATACTATTAGCAGTTCTAGCATATATTGTTTACTAATTATGCCAAGATTTGATCAATACTACATTGTAGAGTTTAGAATGCCGATTAAAGTAGATTCAGTATCTACTGTTCAAGAAGCATTAAGTAGAGCAAAACAAGTTTGCGAAAACCAATTTGGATTTAAACCTGAAAATTGGAACGCAAGAATATTTGAATATTCAACTGGAATGGATGAAGCTGGCCATGTAAAAGAATATTTTTATAATCCTAATTCATCTAACTTCAGAGAGATACAAAAAAATATTGCTTATTTCAATGACTTAGTAGAAAAAGGTATGAGCGTAGATGATATTGAAAAAGGAATTGTTAGAGGTGATATTGGAAATGGAAAAGATGGGATTGGAGATACACAGCTATAAAACAGTGAGAGAGCATTTGATTGGACTTAATAGATTTGATTTGGTAGAATGGATAGATAACAATCGTTCAGAATACACCAAATCCATACTCAACAGGGAACAACATTACATAGGATTTTATTATGACTGAAGACATTTTTAACGAAGAAGAATTGTCAGAAAACAACACTTTGTATACAGATATGGTTCTAGAACTTATGTCGTCTTGGGTATCAGGAAGCACAGACATTGTTGAAACAGTTGTCAAATCAATTTCTTCTGAAGTTGGTGATAATGATACTGTTATGACTGGGCTATTGTTTGGAGCATTGCTACATATAGGTATTTTAGTTAGTAAATTAGCATCTAGTACCGGAGATGAAATGGATAAGGTTTGGTCAGATTATCTGCTTGATTATAATTCCGGTATTAGAAAGAGTATGACACAGATTCCAGTTCTTCACCCAGAAATAGCTTTAAAGATATCTAAGGCAATGGATTGGGAAAATTAAAGGGGAGTGATGCCTATAGTTCTAAACTAAGAAAGCAAAAGTGAAGTTGTTGATTTACTTTTGGTTTTCTTCTAAATGCCAATGCTAATGCGTACAAACGCAAAACCTAAACTTTTGGAGGAAATATGAAATTAAAATCATCACCAATACTTGGCACTATTGGTTTATTATATGGAATAATTACAGGCGCAGTTATCTCTCATACAGTCACAAAAGATTATTATGAGTCAATTGAACCTAAAGTAGTTACCATTATAGAAAAAGAAATTGTTCAACCCAATGTCATTATAGAGACATTGGCAAATGAACAAATTATTGAAGAAGCAATACCTCTTAGCGTTGAGAAGAAAATTCCCAACGATTTAACTAAGAGATGTCCTCAATGGGAAAGTAAAATAAGAGAACACAGATTGCCTGTCAGATTATTCTCCTACATTATGTGGAGAGAAAGCAGGTGTATTCCTAACGCTCATAACAAGACATTGAATAGGGATAAATCTCAAGATAGAGGCTTGCTTCAAATCAATTCAACTTGGAAAACAGTAACTAAGAATATTTGTGGCACAGACCTTGATGGTTT